TTTTTTCCAGTGGATGGCAAAATCAACTCATACGTGGGAGTTGCAATAGTCGGCAGTGGCATAATGAGTTATTCAGTGTAATTATTTAGAACATATCTTGGATGTTTCCTTGTGCATCATAGACAAGTTTACCATTTGCATATCTAAGTGGTCCATCGCCCCCTGCATCCATTCTAGCACCAGTTGCAGTGTCTCGTTCTACAAAATCTGTACCAGGGCCTGATGTATTTCCAAAGCTTCTGTCAAATCCTGCATGTCGATTAACCAAATCTTTTGCAGTTGCATTAGATCCAGTATCGATGGGTAAGATTTGTACGTTTTCGGTGGTATACGATGTGAAGAATCTATCATATGCAAGTTGCACAGATAATTTTAACACATTTGAACCACCATAGTTCACCTTCATAGATGTCATGTTGGTTGGCCATACATTGACAAACTCATATGTCAATAATCTAGCTGGATTTCTTGATGACTTAGAGTTAAATGTATCTCTTTCAAACTTGGTAATATGAATAACTTCTTTGTATGATTCTGGATATCTAAGTCTCTTATATGCGTTCAGTCTTCTTCTATTTCCAATAGTAGGGTTAATATATTCCATCCATTGGTCAAATATCTCAATCATTACGTGATCCGCATCAACATAGAAAACTAAGTTGAGAGGTGGATAATCCTTAATTGTTGCAAACTGTTCCTGAATACCTTGAAAGTGTCCAATGGCAGAACTTGCACTGAATCCAGTCCCTGGTAATTCAGCTTCAGCACACAGAAGACTCATCTTCTGTTTATAATCTAAACCAGCATTCAGAGAAGATCCAGAAATACTAGATCGTCTTCCGAACCAATTGCTATCCTTACCAAAAGAAAACACAACCTGATAGAAAGTGTCTAAAGAAACACGACCTAACGTAGACCTGATTCTATCAAGTGGTTCTTGATATATCTGACCGCGAGTGGGAAAGGACACAATAAATAGTCTGGAGCATCTATACTATGTATGAGTTATAAAGGGGTATTTAAACCTTCAAACCCAAAGAAATATAAGGGTGATCATACTAACATTATTTATAGGTCACTTTGGGAACGTAAGTTCATGGTTTACTGTGATTTGAATGAAAATATCATGGAGTGGGCGTCTGAAGAGTTCTTTATCCCATATCTTGACCCAACCACGAATCGTGTTCGTCGATACTTTCCAGACTTCTTTGTCAAATACCAGGATAAGAATGGAAAAGTTCGAAACACGGTGATTGAAGTCAAACCAATGAGAGAAACTGTCAAACCTGTTCAAACTAAAGGTAAGTCCAGAAAGACAATGTTGACAGAGAACATCAACTACGCAAAAAATCAAGCAAAGTGGAAAGCTGCAAGAGAGTTTTGTGCAGATAGAAAACTAGAGTTCAAAATTATGACAGAGAAGGAACTCGGAGTATGAGCATCCTACAAAACATCACCAATAAGATTGGAAACCGCAGTCGCAGTGGTGAATGGTTTCGTACACAACTGATGGAAGAACTGGACAACAATCCAGACCTCAACTTCAATGATATGGACACTGGTGGATTCTCACCTGGCAATCTATATCAGTATACTTATAATGCAACCACAGAACAACCATATTATGACATGTATCCTCTTACATATGTGATTGAGATGCAACCAGGTGGATTCTTAGGTTGTAACTTACACTATGTAAAACTCAAGAGAAGAGACGAACTCGCAATAAGTCTTCTAAATAATTCAGCGCAAGGTGCCATCGCAGTACCTAGAAACACATTACACCGATATTTGTATACTGGAGTTCAGGGCGTCCCATACAAAATTCCAGAAACGGAATGGAGTGACGTTGCTCAACTTCCAACTGAAAGATTCGTTGATATGCGCGGAATCATGATTCCCAAACATAAAGTATACACAAAAAATTAATGGCAGAAGCTAGTAGAAAATACAGTGGACTTGACGGACTAGGTGTTTCCGAATTTGTCTTCTATTTTGAGGGGACTGATGATGACCTCGTACTGACTCGTATTGATAAAGATAGTAAAGTTCTTGCACCCAGTGAAAACGACTGGTCAACTGCTAAGGACAGTGATGAAGCGTTAGAAGCTTATAATATTGCCAGATACGGTAGAACAACTGGTCAAACTTCAATTGACGTAGCAGATGATGATATTTTGAGTGCTAGGTACTTGGTTGAATTTGGAAATGAGAATAATGCTGCGACTAATCCGACTGAACTAGAGACTGCTGATAGAAATTTTTACAGAAACGGTGTAGTTAGTAGGCCAAGACAATATCAATCACCAGGATCGGTTCGTTATGGTTCTGGAAGAAATTTTGTAGACTTGGCAATGTCTTATCCACTCAATATTGATCTTGGTCAAGATCATTTACAGATTAATAGATTTGAATATGTTAGACGAGGTGCAAATATAAGTGGTCCTGATAATAGACCTAGTGGTCAGTCCGCTCGAGACACTACTAAAGAATCGAAAGGAACGGTAATTCTGCCGATGCCGAAGGTCAGCGACTCTAATGGTGCAGAATGGGGTGAAAGTGATTTGAATATTTTTGGAATTGGTGCTGTTGGAGCATTAAAAGCAGCTGGTGACTTAGCAGTGAAAGGAGTAGAGTCAGTATCATCAGGATTTGACATAAACAACACACAAGACCTGTTAAAAATGTTCGGGGGAGGTGTACCAGTACCAACAACGGGTGATCTCACAGGATCTGTAGCTGTCGGTGGAGCGTTATTAGGTAGTAGTGTTCTTAAGACGGCTGGTATTACCGTTGAACCAGACACTCTTCTTGCAAGAGCTACAGGATTTATCGCCAATCCTAACGCAGAACTGTTATTCCAAGGACCTGTTCTGAGGGACTTTGGATTTCAATATCTGATGATCGCAAGAAGTAGGGAGGAAGGTGAACAAATCAGAAAAATCATTCGTTGGTTTAAACAAGGTGCAGCACCTAAGTATCGAAATCAAGCGTTATTAGGTACACCCGACATTTTTTCATTGGAATACAAAACACCTGGTAATCCAGATATTATGAATAAATTCAATGATCTTGCGTTGAGAACCATTACCGTTGATTATGCACCTGATGGTTTCTGGAGTGCTTATGAAGACTCTCAACCAGTTGCAGTTCGTATGAGTCTTCAATTCACAGAACTCAAACCTGTTTATGATGAAGATCAAAAAGGATCACCAGCTAACGGAGTGGGTTACTAATGACTTATTCAGGAAACAACAGAATCAAAAACACCTATTTCAGACAGTTTCCAAAACTGTCTTACCCATATCTGGGTAATGATAGAAGGTCTATCTATGACTACACACAAGTTAGAAACATCTTCAGACGTTCTGTCATCAGAGAAGACGTTTTAGAGTCATTCATTCTCTTTGATCAATATAACGTTGAGGGTGATGATCGTCCTGATAACGTAGCTGAGTTTGTTTATGGTACACCAGATCTTGATTGGGTGATTCTGATTACCAACAACATCACCAATGTTAGAGATCAGTGGCCAATGTCAAATGCAGATCTATCTAACTATCTGAGTGAAAAATACACAAATGAACAATTGGCACAAATTCATCACTATGAGACCAAAAAGGTTCTTGATAGTCAGAATAGACTAATTCAACCTGAGGGTGTTTTCGTTGATGCTGACCATACTGTCACATATATCGACGGTGGCGTCGAAAAGACCGTAAGTAGCATTACC